AGGCGATCCGGGGGTGGCTGGACCAGCAGGTCCGGCAGGTGCGCCGGGGTCGAAAGGCGATAAAGGTGATCCGGGAGTGGCTGGACCAGCAGGTCCGGCGGGGCCACAGGGACCGAAGGGAGACACTGGAGCCCCCGGGCAAGGAACAGAACTGCTTACTACTGCCAATACATGGACTCAGGCACAAACTTTTAATGGTGGTATTAATGGCAATTTGACGGTGACCGGAAACGGCTCATTTAACGATGTTCAGATCCGTTCGGATAAACGCAACAAGCGAAATCTGGTAAAACTGGATAATGCGTTAGATCGTCTGGAGGCACTTACTGGTTATCTTTACGAGATACAGTACTCTGCCGACGGTTGGCAAACGTCGGTTGGTTTAATTGCTCAGGATGCACAAAAAGCATTGCCTGAACTGGTAACTGAAGACGCAGACGTTATATCTGGTGAAAAACGTCTGCGTCTTAACTACAACGGCATAATTGCATTGTTAGTCGAGGGCTTTAAAACACTTCGTCATGAGATTAAAGAACTCCGGGAGAAGTAAACGACAGCTGTTGTAGTTTCTGGTTTCTACTGAATTTAAATTGTGGGGTGACACTCACCCCACGCATTCAGAAGGGGGAGATGAGATGGGGGTAACATCGGGATGGGTAGGCTCTTCGGCTAAGAGCGAAACAGGTGAGCAGTGGATGGGAGCCGCCGGAACCAAACTGGGACTGAGTAAACCTTTTATGATGAGCCAAATGGTTGGGCGAACTATGGGCTGTAAAATTGCAACTGAGTACTATAAATGGAAATCCTCTGACAAGGTTGATAACTGGGGCGCAGTTGGCGCTGACTGGCCTTTAGAAGAAAAAAGTAAAGGTACAATTACAAACGCCGCAAGCTGCGGATCAGGGAGGCTGGTAGGGGCTGTCGTTACACTTTCTCACTTTTTGACGAACTCTACACCGACAGCTGCTGTTTATTTAGCCGGTGGTAAAGCAGGTAACATCACCGTAAACGTAGGTGGTGCTACACAAACCATGATTTATCAGGGCGTTGTTAGTGGGTTCCAGTATTACTGGTCAGGTTCTGTTAGTTCCGCTTTCGTGGAGGCAATGAAAAAGACGGGAGTACCCCAGGATCTAAAAATTAGTTAAATGGTAAATGAATAATTTTAAAAACTTCACGTTCTACATACCGGAGACGCCGGATATATAGGATATTGTTTTAAGTTGCCAGAGAAATTTTTCCGGACGGATGCTGATAATAATGATGTGCCAATGACGGCAGCATCATTGATGGCACTGAGTGAAGCGACAGAGCTAGCGATGTTTGCGAAGGGAGTGGAGATTAATACACGGCAGTTGCAGATGAAAGCCGAGGTTGAGGCGCTGACAGACCTGAAGGCGATCCGCAGTTATGTTGTCGGATGGCCTGCTGGCTGAATAAAAAAAAACGGGACCACGGCCAGTCCCGATGTAATGAGTTTTAGGGTATTAGTTTGTTATCATAGTTAGCGTGCTAAGTATGCCATATCAGGCTGATTAGTGAAGTGATGTTGTTCGCATTTTTGCACGGCGGAGAATATTCAGATTTTTGGAAATCCATATTTTTCCCGTGCGCGATTACATGCTTCATTTACGATGCCATTTTCGCCGGACATTGCGAATTCCCTGCATGTGGACGGGCGGTAAGAGCGACTCCTGTACGGGTTGACGTCGTGAAATTGTGCCGGGATTAATTATTCCACCTCGTCTGCCATTCAAATTTTCGGATACCAGATAACCATGCCTTATATCGATATAACCACTATGCGCGGGATGATGCCAGGCGTTATTGCATCTATGCTTCCTGATAATTCTGCTGTACTGGCAGAAAACTGTCATTTTCGCTATGGCGTGATCACGCCTGAACACGAGATGTCAGAGGTTGAGAAAACATTCACAATTAAGCCAAAAACAATTTTTCATTACCGTGACGATTTTTGGTTTGCATGGCCGGATGTGGTGGATGTGATCCGCAGTCCGATCGCTCAGGACCCCCACGGGCGTATTTACTACACTGACGGACGTTTTCCTAAAGTGACGGATGCGACCATTGCCACAAAAGGGGACGGGAATCACCCGACATCATCGTATCGTCTTGGGATCCCCGCGCCGACGACAGCTCCTGTCTGTACTGTTCAGCAGGGCGGTGATGTTTCTGACGATAACCCGAATGATGATGAAACCCGGTTTTATACGGAAACCTTTGTCTCAGATTATGGTGAAGAAGGTCCGCCAGGTCCGGCGTCTCTGGAGGTAACACTCCGTACTCCGGGAACTGCGGTACAACTGACGCTGGCTCCGGTGCCATTGCAGAATGCCAGTATTAAACGTCGCCGGATTTATCGCTCTGCATCAGGTGGAGGGGAGGCGGATTTTTTACTTGTGGCTGAACTGGATGCATCCGTGCTCAGTTACACGGACAAAATACCGGCGAAAAACCTTGGGCCTTCCCTGGCGACATGGGATTACCTGCCGCCGCCAGAGAATATGACAGGCCTTTGCCTGATGGCTAACGGTATTGCCGCCGGGTTTGCCGGTAATGAAGTGATGTTTTCGGAAGCGTATCTGCCGTATGCATGGCCGGAAGTGAATCGTCACACGACGGCAGAAGATATTGTAGCTATCTGTCCGCTGGGAACGTCACTGGTGGTGGCGACAAAGGGGGAGCCTTATTTGTTCAGTGGGGTATCACCGTCCACAATTTCTGGTTCCAAAATCCCTTCCATGCAGGCATGCCTGAGCCGAAGAAGTATGGTGGCGATGGAGGGATTCGTGCTGTATGCAGGAACAAATGGCCTGGTATCGGTTGATGCAGGCGGCAGTACAGCCGTGGTAACGGAAAAAATCATTTCACCAGAACAGTGGCAGAGTCAGTTTAATCCGTCGTCCATTGTGGCTTACTCATGGCGTGGTGAGTACATTGCCTGTTACACGAAACCTGATGGTAAGCAGGATGTGTTTGTCTTCAGCCCGGTGAACATGGATATCCGCTATCTCAGTACACCGTTTGACTGCGCATGGGTTGATCTCGCAAAAGATATGATGCGCGTGGTGACAGGAGACAAAATGTCAGTGCTTGCCGGGGGCTCTCTGCCGTCCACGATAAGGTGGCATTCAAAAATTTTTTCATTGCCTGAAAGAACCTCTTTTTCCTGTATCAGGGTGAAATCTCCAGCACCTGAGCGGGTGGGGATCACCGTTATGGCTGATGATGTTCCTGTTATTCATTTTGCGCCGGGTACGTTTAAGGGAAGTGTGGTGAGACTTCCGGCAGCAACCGGGCAAAACTGGCAGGTGATGGTATCCGGATTTGGGCAGGTGGAACGAATAACCCTGAGTACATCGATGTCGGAGTTACCGATATGAGCAAAAAACCGTGGCGGGCGGGGAAGGATTTATCCGCTGTTGTGGAAAATATGGAAATTGGCACCGGGCAGCGTGGCGACGGTCGTCATGCTTTTGTGACCCGTGAAGAGCTGGTTGGCCTTAAACTTGCCCGACGTCGTACACAGGGTGGTGCGGGTACCTCATATGCACTGAATCCAGGAGTTGACATTGACAGCACCTTAATGGCTGTTGATTTTCCCACAAAACCACTGAATTTTAAGGCGACCGGAGGATTTGGTTCAGTTCTTCTGGAATGGGATGTGGCCAATTATCGGGGGCATTCACTGACAGAAATCTGGCGGGGAACGAAGGACGACCTTTCAGATGCTGTGCTGGTTGCCACGACACCGGGGCAGGTTTATGGTGATCCGGTTGACCCGGGCTGGTCGGGATTTTACTGGATACGCTTTGTCAATGCAGCGGGAGTGAAGGGGCCGTGGCACGCAGTGGCAGGCGTGGCAGCACAGACACAGATATCAGTTCAGGCGGTGATTGACCAGATAAAAGAAGAGGCGGCGAAGTCTCCCGTCATAGAAGAGCTTCGCAAGGAAATAAAAAACGCGCAGGGGCAGGCTGTAAAGGATGCGGCAATTAAGACAACCGAAGTTGTGGGGGCTCTCAGGGAGGAAACGACAAGAACGATTGGTGGTATTGAAACCCGCATAACCACACTGGATTCGTCAACCAGTGAATCGCTTAATGAGGTCGACAAGCGCATCACTAAACTGGATAAAGAAGGCGGTGAGGCCTTCCTTGCGATGTGGTCAAAAAAAGCGGGAGTTGATGGCATCACTGCGGGGATCGGGATTGTCGCCGGAAAAGACAGTGAAGGCAGGCCTGTAAGTCAGGTTGCAATTTCTGCGTCACAGCTGTTTGTCTTTGACCCGAATAATCCGGATAACACCGCCTATCCGTTTGCGGTATCAGGTGGCAAGGTAGTGATCCCGAAAGCGATGATTTATGACGCGGTGATTGAAACACTGGTGTCGCGGAAGGTTGTGGCGGATGAGGTAAAAGCCGGGGTAAGTATCACTTCGCCAGTTATCCGGAGTGCCGTTATTCAGAACGGAAACTTTCAGGTTGATTCTCAGGGTAACCTGAATATTGGAGGCCTTTTCAGTGTTACGTCACAAGGGCAACTGACAATTCGTTACTCTAATCAGAATGTAGGACTGGTGATCCGCAATGATAAAATTGAGGTTTATGATCAGAATGGACGACTGGCTGTTCGCATAGGCAGATTACGCTGATCAGGAGGTGAGTATTGGAATACGGTTTTGCCATTTATAACAGAAATAACGTTAATGTTACGGGCGTGCTTACTCCCATATTTTTCCTGGACAGGTTTACGGCGGAGTCGGGATCAAAAACGTATACGAATAAACCAGAAGGGAAAACATTGCAGGCAGTCTGTTCATTATTTCCGTGGAATAATGTATTTAAGGACCGGAAAGTACCGAAGATAACCATTAATGGCAATACGGTGATGTGGTCAAATCTTGAGCAGGGGATGGGGTCATATATTTATACATTCTGGGGGTGAGTTGTATGTATGGTTTAAGCATTACGAAACCAGATGGCAGCTTGTGGATAAGCCCGGGGTTTACGCCTCAGTGTCTGATCAATAAGGGAACTATTCCGGCGACTGAGAAGGCTTTTTTTAAAACGTCAATTCCGTCAGGAAAAAGTTGTTTTTTCTTTATCAGAACAGAGAAGAAGGCCGATGTCATGTACACGCATGAACAGATTGATGGATATCATGCCTTAAGGCTTCATCAAATTGTCAGGGGAACGAATCCTGGTGTTACGACTGTTTATGCTTTTGCGAATATGGTTACTCAACCTTCTGAGTATGGTATCGCCATGTATAATCCGTTGGGTGAGATGATTTACCATGGCGAAATGATGCTGCTTGACGCGAAGTTAATACCTGTTGATATCAAATTTGAAAAGGACCTTGGATATCCATGCGCAATTATGCCTGCACTGGTCGGGTATTATAACTGGAAAAGAACTCCTTATGATCGACCGATTTATACCACATCCACTGGCGCTACAGGAAATAAAATATATTCCTGTGAGCATTATTCAGGTGGTGCAACATGGGATATTCGAAAGCCTTATGTAGACAAAGTTCTTGTTATTAATACTTCAATGTATGATTAGCACAATAAAATTTATCAATCATTTTAAGAAAAATTTTTATTTTTTATTTCCAGGCAGGATGGTAAATAATCAAAAATGTGGAAAGGACAGAGAGAACAATGTTTTTAATATAGGAAGATTCTTAAAATGAAAAGTATCACAAAATTTCTTGTGTGCGCAACTCTGGGCTTAGGTGGATTAACTGCACAGGCACATGCTGCATCTGGTGATAGTACCGTATCCCTTGGATTCGCTCACCTTCAGCTATCCGGGCTGAATAATTTTGTTAAGGATTTAAGTCTTCATAACCTTGATACCTTTAACAATTTTGTGAATGAAAACTATTTCAATTCACCTGGAGAATATGACGATGCGTTTGTCCGGGGCCATGATGGTAAAGAGAAAAGTCCCTTGGGAATGAACATTAAGTATCGTTATGAGATTACGGATGAGATCGGTGTTATAACCTCTTTTGCATGGGCTCGATCCATGACTAATGCACAGGCATTCATTGATGTTAAGCCTTCCGATCCATCACGAGAGGTAAAAAAACCGGCAGCTTCAGCGAGAACTGATATCAGGGCTAATTACTGGAGTCTACTATCCGGTCCTTCGTGGCGGTTTAATGAATACCTCAGTGTGTATTCAATGGCAGGTGTTGCGGTTGCAAAAGTAACTTATGATTTGAAAGTTAACGACAATCTTAATGGTGGTGTAGGTAGTTTTTCTGAAAGTAACAGCACCAAAAAAACGTCTATTGCATGGTCTGTCGGCGCGCAATTTAACTTCAATGAAAGTGTTACTATGGACGTCACTTATGAAAGCTCAGGCTCTGGCGACTGGAAAACTGATGGTTTATTTGCAGGCATTGGCCTGAAATTCTGAGTAATACCCGACAACATGTCATAACCCGCTGTGATGGCGGGTTTTTTGTTGCCCGTGCAGGGCAAAAATCGTAGATTATGCGCGGGTGTCTTTCGGCTGATGGCTGGAAGGTGAACCTGAAGGCCTGATGTGGAAAGGCCCCGAGTCAAACATTTTGTTTAACCCGAGGCCCTAACCATCATACCTTAAGCAAGTAGAAGGTTAGCGCCTCTCCACTCAGGAGGCAAGCGCTATGTCGCAAAAATCGCTCATCACCGTCACAATTTGTATGACGGTAATCTTCACCATCTGGATGTTACACGGCTCGTTGTGTGAGTTCCGGCTGAATTTGTGGGGAGCGGAGTTTGCGGCGTTCTTACAGTGTAAGCAGTAGGAAAACCGCGACGGGGACGAAAGTCCCCGTCAACTGGTTGCTGAGGTTCAGCCGATATGGCACCCGTTTCTGGTGAGAGAATGGACGACAAAATTCTCCGGTATATGCAGCGTGTTGTGAGAAATTCCCGCAACCCTGAATTTATGAATGAAGTTAAAGACGCCTGCCTTAAAAAGCAGGCGTTTTGTTTTGAGGCACCTGATGGCTTTCTGGTGCTGCGTTCTGTGCTCAGTGCTGATGGTATCCCTTATGTTTTGGTGTTGCTGGGCGTGTGTACGGGGAGTAACAGCGTTGAGCGTTATCTGCCGGAGGTGAAGACATTAACCCGTCTGGCTGGCGGACGCTGGGCTGAATTTCATACGGCAAGACGGGGATTTATCCGGCTGGGAAAACGTCTGGGCTTTGAGCGAATGCCGGATGATGAGGATGGCTTCATGGTGTTCAGGATAGCGGTCTGACTGCCACTGTATTCATTATCGTGTGTACCGGAGCTGCCCGTCCACAGGGTGACTGGCAGACGTCAGCAGCGCTGACACGCCAACAATACGACGACTGGCGAACCAGATATTTGCCCCGCGTGGCAAGGCTGGCTGACCTTGGCGAGAACAACAGCCTGATGAATGCACAGCTTGCCCGGGTGGGCGGCCTTGCCACTTCCAGTCTCCGTACAGCGCAGATGGCGCAGGATAACCAGATGGCGAGATACGGGGTAAGCCGCCCGGATAATCCCAACAGTAACACACTGGGTTTGCGTAATGCTCTGGCAATTGCTGGCGCGAAAAATGGTATCCGTGAAGCAGAGCAGGATCGCCAGATGAACATACTGACGGGGGCTTCTGCACCTGCAAGACAACAACTGAGTGTTGGCGGAAAACCGGTGTCAGCGTAAGGGGGCAATATGGGATACGGTTTACTGGATATTGCGAATCAGTCGCGGCGTGAGGCATTACAGGGAATAAGTGATGCCGACAGACGACGTGAAGAAATTGAGGCCGCGAACAAACAGATGGCGGCGCAACAGAAAGCGCAGAACAAACAGAATATCGGCACGGGAATTGGTACGGGTGCAGCTATGGGCGCTGCTGTTGGTGGTCTCCCCGGTGCGGCTATTGGTGCTGTCATAGGTGGTATTGCTGGTTCTTTGTTTTAAGGAGTGGTGAATGAGCGGATTTGCACAGGGTTTACTTGCCGGATTCAGCACGGTTGACCAGGCAATGACCCGTCGTAAGGAACTTGGTTTGCGAGAAGCACAGCTTGCTCAACAACAGAAAAATAACGAGCGCGATTTTGAATTTGCACAGTCGCAGTTTGAACATAATAAAGACGTTGATCAGCGGAACTTTGATTACAGAGCCAAAGTCGACGACCGTAATTATGCACTGCAGGAAAGGGAGTTTAACGCCAACCAGAATTACCGGAATGCGTCGCTGGGTATGGAGCAGCAGCGACTCCGGATGCAGAAATACAACCAGCGACGGCTTGAGTATAACGATATGCTGGCGCGCGATCAGCCTGTGATGGCGGCGCTTGGAAAGGCTGTGGATGCTGGCGATCGGGATGCAGCAATGCGTCTTTACGGCCAGTTGTCAGAGGGTAATCCGCTGAGGCTGATGGCGAATGATGGCTATGTAGCGAAAGCGGGTCAGGCCGTGAACAACCTGCAAAAAATCTTTGATGACAAGCCAGACAGGGCTATCGCTTCACTTAATACGCCGGAGAATCTTGATGTCCTTTCCGGGGTGTTTGGCCCGGAACTGCAACAGCGTATTGGCATGCCCGATTCAACCGGGAAAAAGACGATAAAAGAGGCCAGGATTGGCAGTATAGTACCGGCACAGCAGGAAGGGTACATACTTATCGGCCTTGATCTCACATACAGTGATGGCTCTACAGCACATAAACCCGTTACGGAATACGGCAGTGCACATCCTGATGATCAAACCGTGCTGGCGGTGCCTGTTGATAAGGCTGTTGAGCTTGTCAGGGAACGCAGTAAATTCGCGGAAATTTCGAAAAATTTCGGCTATTTCACGCCGAAGCAGCAGGGACTTTCTGCGGATCAACTTCAGAAAGGAGCCAGCCAGGTAGCGATAAAGGTTGCACAGGACGGCGGTGATGCGCAGGGAGCAGTGACGCAATATTATGCTTCGATGGGACTGCCGCAGTATCAGCAGCAAATTCAGCAGCAAAAAATTCAACAAGGGATTACCAGTTGGGCGGGTGATGATCCGGATAAGCAGGCATTTGCCAGAGAAGTGGCCTCCCGTCAGCCAGAAATGCTGGAGCCTCAGAATCAGAAATTGCTGGAACACGGGTATGCGAATTTTCTCCGTATTCAAAAGGCCAGGGAGGAACAGGCCAGGGATGATAGCGCGGCCTCTGCATCTGAGTTTATCCGTGGTCTGAAACAGAATTACGCGCAGTAATTCACCATTCCCGTTAATACTATTTCCTGATACCCGGTCATTGTGCCGGGTTTTTTTATGGAGTCTGTATGGCTTATTCCGATGAACAGCGCCCTGAAGCGCAATTTGGCAACCAGAGCCGCAACAGCCTGAACATTCAGCAGCCGGGAGAGACTGACAGCTATGATGTGTTTTTCTCCGATCCCAATCGCTGGAAGGACAACAGCACGTCGTTCAGCCTGGGCGATGTATTGCCAACTATGGGGAAAGGTGTCGCCCAGTCCGTCCGGGGGACAGGGGAAATGGCCCGTGGACTCGGTGATGCGATGATTCAGAGCCCGGTAAAAACAGGGGTACGTATTTTAAATGAGTTCAGCCGTATGGGGCTGCCGGGAGTCGCAACTGTTCAGGATATTTTTGTCGGTGGCAGCAAGGGGGCGGATGAGGTCATCGACACTCTGCCTGATGGAAAAAATGCGGTTACTGATACTGTCGGTAAAGGTCTGAAGGTCACAGGCAAGGCCGTCAGTGGCGGCGCTAAAGCCTCGGATGAATGGCTGACTGGCAAGATGTCGCCGGGGGCGCAGCGGGCGCTGAATACACCGATGACTGAAGGATATGATGATTCAGCGGTCTGGGTAGCGAAAGGGGTTAACCTGATTGGTGCGCTTGTACCGGATATGGTTGCAGGCGGTGTGACTAAAAAGCTGGGTGATGTCACTCTGCGAAAAGTGCTGACCGCCGGGCTGGAGAAAAAATACATCGCGGCAGGGATGCAGCCGGAAAGAGCCACGGCACTGGCAGCCGAAGCTGTCGATAAAAAAATGCCGGATTTTTTCCAGGCAGGCCTGATCACCCATTCCACTGTCAGTGCGCAAGGGCGGAGTGCAATGGCAGCGGCAGATGCTGTTCTTAACGCGGATTATTCTGAGCTGGCGAAGTCACCGAAATTTCAGCAGACCTTTTTGTCAATTGATGCAGATCCGCAGCACGCGCAGCTTACTGACCGCCAGAAAATGGACCTGGCAAAAGAGCGTGTTGCCGATGAGGTGCGTGCGCAACTGGCAACCGATCCTGAATTGCTGGCTGTGAATGCCATGGCGGCAAAACTGGGCGATGCTCAGTTGCTTAATCTGGCGATGCGGGGCACGGCGAAGACCGTTAAAAGCGGCATTGTCAGAAATGCCACGGAACAGGGGACGATTAATGCGGCGCAGGGTGGCTATTCACGCTATCAGGAAAACACGGCATTGCGTGAGACCGCCGGAATGGATGTGTCACCGTGGGAGGGCGTGGCTGACGCAACGATCGAAGGTGCAGCCCTTGGTGCTGCAATGGGGGCACCATTCGGTGCGGCTGCCGGATATCGTGGAAAACGTCAGGCGGCAGATGAAGCAGCCATGCGTGAGGCTGAAAGCGTTCCTCAGGACGAATCGGCTCCGCAACCCGAACCGGTTGATCCGGTGGCACAGCATCGTGAATCTATGCAGGGGATGAATCGCGAGCAGCTTCTGGAACAGTATGCTGATGCGGATATGGCACATGAGGGAGACACGTCTGCCGTTCATCGCCGGGAAGCCGCCAGCCAGCTGTTGAATGAACTGGATGAACAGGCGAAGCGACAGGCGGTGATGGATGAGCTGAAGGCGAAGCCGCGCCCTGAACTGCTTGAGGAATACCGAAAACTCAGCCAGAAGGAAGGGCGTACTGATACTGAAGAGCAGCAGTTACAGGCAATACGTGATGTGCTTCGCCCTCAGCGGGAGGCCAGACCGGAGGCACAGCCACAGCCGGAAAATGCGGATGATGGCGACGGGAGTATTTACCCGACGGTGCGGTTCCGCGATCCGGATGAAGTTCGTATTGAAATTAACGAGAGTGGTGCGTCCAGACCAGCAGAACGCATTGAAAAGGTGCGTCCGGACAACCGTTATTTCACGGATGAAAAAAGTGCTCTGGGGAGCGACGTTTTCCGCAATGCCAGCGCCACCGGCCTGAAACCGTCCGTAGTGAAGAAAGGCGAGAATCAGTATGCCGTTGAAATGGATAATCCTGCGTTCTCTGAAGATGTGGCAACGGAGACCATTAACACTCTGGCTGACGGAGAGCGTATTACTGATGCTGATCCGATGGAACAGCCCGCGTTCATGCGTGACCCGCGATTCCGTGGTTTTACGGGGGATGATACAGAAGTGCAGGCCCGTCTTGCCCGTGGCAACGCGCCGACGGCGGAAGAACTGGTGCGTTCCCAGATGGCTGAAGGTGATGCCGGTCCGACAGCACAGGAGTTAACTGAGCGTCCACGCCTTCCCGCTCCCGGCGATATTCATCCCGGACAGGGATATCCGTTACCAGGAGAAGTGGCGCGTACGCCGGATGAAAATCAGGCCGGACGTGGTGGTCGTTTTACCACAACCGGTGAGGTGAAGGGCCAGAGTTTCCAGAAAGGACGTGCGCAGGCACCGGAAAATGCCGCTGGTCGCCAGGGGGAAATACTGGAGGGCGAAACAGTTCGTCGTGGTCTGCCGTCACCGGATGAGCAGAACGCCACAGCACCAGTGCGTGAAGGACTTCCTGCACCTGAAAGTCAGCGTGGGGTTGATATGCCACAGCCTGAATCACTCCCTCGTATGGTTCGTGACTCCCTTCCGGAACTGGCACAGCAGGCAGAAGCACGCAGACAGACCGGGGATAATCGCCAGACCATAACCGATGTTCCGGATACTGAGGTGCCGGTGCCGGTAGATAAACCGAGCACTCACCAGCAGGTGCGTGGTGCGAAAATTGAAGACTTTGGCGAGGAGATTAAGGGCGCGGCAAAACACCGTTATGCGCAGCTTGCTGAAGCTATGGGTAAAACGCTGGAGGATGGGGAGTACGCGACACAACCACTGAGCAAACTGTTTCCAAAGCCGGATTATGCCCGTCTGGAAAAAGAAGGTGTGGATAGTGACACGCTGGCAATGATGGCGTTGTATCGCAGTGAAATTCCCACCAGAACAAGCCGTAACATGCAGAAATGGATCAGCATTGTTAAAAGCGGTCGCGAAGCTACTGCCGGTATGCTGGAGGGGAAAATTCCGGCAGCGAAACTGGCTGATATGATGGACAGTAAGCCGGGGTTACGGAGCATGTCGGATACCTGGAAACTGCTCCGTACGCTTTCTGCATTGCAGATTGATAAAGCATCCGGCTATCGTGTCAGGTCCGGTGTTTATTCGTTTGTCGGGGGAAAACGTTACGATCCGCCGCAAATGATGTATTCGCTTCGTGATAGCAAGGGGCGCGACCTCTTTTTCTCGGAAAGCCGGGATGAGTTACTGAAAAAGGCGAAAGCATATTTCGATGAACAAGGCTCCAGAGAAAGGGAAACGCCAGCAACCTCTGCTGATGACAGAATAACCTTTGACGTGTACCGGCATAAGGCCAGTGGCGACATTTTTATCGGTTATGGCAAAAACAGGCAGAAACTGAAGGGCGGTTTTGAGTCTGCCCGTGATGCACATGATTATGTGCGCACACATCGTGATGAGCTGGTTAATCAGGTGAAGGCGCTGCGTGAAGTCTCGCGTGAGGAGCAGCGTAACGCCACCAACCGCGATCGTACCGGACCAGAACGCCGCAAGGGGGATGTTTCGCCGGAGCAGTTCAGTGATGCGTTTGGTTTTCGTGGTGTGCAGTTTGGTAATTATGTGGAAAGTCCGCGTCGTCAGGCTGATTTGAACCGGGCTTATGACTCGCTGCATGACCTGGCTGACGTGCTGAACGTGCCGACAAAAGCGCTTTCTCTGAACGGTCGTCTTGGGCTTGCTTTTGGTGCCCGTGGTAAGGGTAAGGCGGCGGCACACTATGAGCCGGGTGAGGTGGCAATCAACCTGACAAAAGGTAACGGACCGGGGGCGCTGGCCCACGAATGGTTCCATTCACTGGATAATTATTTTGGTCGTTATGATGTTTCCACTGACGGGAAGATCACGTCAGGTGGCGACTATATGACGGAAGCACAGCGTGCCGGGCGCGTATTTAAAGACGGCAGGTATGTTGATGCGGAATATCCGGTACGTCAGGAGGTTTACGACGCGTTTAAAGGCGTGATGAAAGCCATTAACAGCAGTGACATGTTGCGTCGTTCTGAACGCCTGGATGGCGTTCGTTCAAAACCGTACTGGTCAACGGATGTTGAAATGGCGGCGCGAGCCTTTGAGCGTTATGTTCAGGATAAAGCGCGTATGGCTGGCGTGGAGAATGATTATCTGGTCAATATCCGTAAGGCGGATGACCATGGACAGCCGGACACCTACGCTTATCCGACGAATGCAGAACTGGATGGCGGTATTCGTGAGGCATTCGATCACTTGTTCCGAACACTGAAAACCCGTGAGACGGACAAGGGAGTTGAGTTTTATTCCCGTAAGGGCGTGACCCGCACACCTGAAGGCAATCTGATTTCGGATGTTAACCGCAGTGCGGAAGCCAAAGGCAGTCCGGTCCCGCAGGTTGAAGCTGTTGCCCGTGGCGTGATTAGTGGCATTAAGGACAGTGACCTGAAGGTCCGCGTGGTGAAGTCACAGAAAGAGGCTGAAGCACTGGCGGGTGAATCATTCGACGGTTACGGCAAGGTGCACGCGTTCTATCGTCCGGATAAACGTGAAATTGTCCTGGTGGCGGATAACATCCCTGACGGGCGGACCGTTCGCGAGAAGTTACGTCACGAGATTATTCACCATGCAATGGAGCATGTAGTCACGCCAGCGGAATATCAGACGATTATTAAGACCGTGCTGAAAACCCGTGACAGTGATAACGCCACCATCCGTGAAGTCTGGCGTAAGGTTGATGCGTCTTATGGTAAGGAATCACCGGAAGTGCAGGCGGGTGAATTTCTGGCGCATATGGCAGAGAAGCAGCCGATTAAATTCGTGGCGGCATGGGAGCGTGTTGTTGCCCTGGTCAAAGGGGTACTGCGTCGTACGGGGTTACTGAAGCCGACGGAACTGAACGATATCAGACTTGTTCGCGAAACTATTCGCACGTTAGGCCAGCGTGTGCGGGAAGGTTACACGCCGCGTGAGGATGGCGCGGACGCATCGTCTCAGTACTCCCGTAGCGGTAAGCCTGATCCGTTCAAAGTGCCGGAAGGTGAGGGCGAGCGTTATCGTGATGACCTTGCCAGAATGATGAAGTCTCTGCGCTCAACGGATTTAACGGTAAACATCGGGCGTACGCCGCCGGTATTGCGTCACCTTGGCGCACCAGATTTGCCGCTGGTTATCTCCCGCGACACTGTGCGTAAGGCCACCAATGGTGTGAAACATGTGGTGCCGATGGATGTTATCGAGAGACTACCGGAACTGATGCACGATCCGGATGCAATTTACCGTTCCGCGACAGAAAGAAACGCGGTTGTGATGCTGCTTGATGCCGTGGATAAAAATGGTGATCCGGTGGTGTCAGCGGTACACATGAAGGCTGTCCGGTCGCGCCTGGAAATCAACAAGGTGGCATCTGTTTACGGTACGGAAAACGGGAAAAAACTGAAGAGTATGGAAATGACCGGTTTAACGTTGTACCGGAGAGAAAAATTAAGCCGCGATAACCTTCTGCACAGAGGGCTCCAATTGCCCAAAGGGGAACATTCTTATCGCGGCTCTGTTGATAAAATACTCTATCCTGAAGATATTCGCAAGGGGCCGTATTACTCCCGCACCAGCAGTCTGACGCCGGAAGAGACAATTGCATCCCGTTTTGTTCGCCAGATGCAGGATAAATTCCAGGTGCTGAAGGCGGTGCAGGAGAATATCCGTAAAACTGGCGGAAAAATAGATGACAGCAATAACGCCTATATGGCTGAAGAACTCTTCCACGGGAAGGCGGAAAACGACCTGAACGTAATGAAGGAGCGCTACGTTCAGCCGCTGGCCAAATTGCTGGCGGACTACAAAATTGCGCAGGCCGATCTGGATGAGTACCTCTACGCCCGTCACGCGCCGGAACGTAACGCGCATATTGCGAAAATCAACCCGAAAATGCCGGACGGCGGTTCGGGGATGACCAACGCGGAAGCGGCGGAAATCATGCAGCGTGTGCGTAACAGCGGCAAACAGGCACAGTATGACCGTCTGGCAGGGATTATTGACGATATGCTGGCCCGTCGCCGTGAGATTATCCGTGAGGCAGGACTGGAAGAGAGCGGCGTGGTGGATGCCTGGCAGAAAGCCTACCGTTACTACGTCCCCCTGAAAGGGCAGGATGTTGACGGTGTGGTGTCACAGCCACGTACAGGCAAGGGATTCACCATCGGCGGGCGTGAAAGTAAGCAGGCCATGGGGCGTGCATCCCGCGCACAGTCTCCTTCCACTCAGGCGATACAGGATTTGAGTGAATCGCTGATCCGCAATCGCAAAAATGAAGTGGGTAACGCCTTCCTGAAACTGGTACAGGATAATCCCGACAAGGATTACTGGCAGGTATTCACTGATGACAGACCGGATACAATGCGTGTGATTGCAGAGCGCAAGGACCAGGAAACTGGTGAAACCATTCGCGAAGTTGTCGAGCGCCCTGTGCCGATGGCAATGATGGCGGATCGCTACTTCACCACCAAAAAGGACGGCAAAACTTACTACATTAAACTTCATGATCCGCGCCTGATGCGTGCGATGAAGAACATGGGGCCGGAAACCAGTAACGCCGTAATCCGTACGCTGGGGAAAGTTAACCGCTTCCTGGCAACGGTGAACACGTCGTATAACCCGGAATTTCTGGTCAGTAACTTCATCCGTGACGTGCAGACTGCGGTGATGAACCTGAAGGCTGAGCAGGGAAGAAGCGACGGCAAACTGAAAGGGCTGGATAACTTATCCGCGCTGGCTGTGGTGAAAGACAGCCGTTCCGCCATGTCAGCCGTATACGCAAGTCTGCGGGGTAAAACCCTCACGGGCAAAGGCGCACAGTGGCAGAAAGTGTGGAAAGAGTTTGTTGAGGACGGAGGTAAAACCGGCTGGTTTAACATGGGTGACCTTGAAGGCCAGCAGAAGGAAATGGATCGCCTTGTGTCGCTGGCGAAGGGCGGATGGAAAGGCCAGAGTATCGGTGCATGGCATTCGTTCCTGAACCTGGTCGAGGATGCCAACGGCGCGGTTGAAAACGCTCTGCGTCTTTCTGCCTATAAACACGCCCGTGATGCCGGTTTGTCACGCCAGCAGGCGGCATCTCTTGCCAAAAACATGACGGTGAACTTTAACCGTCGTGGTGAGCAGGGAGCGCTGATGAACTCGCTGTATATGTTTGCCAACGCCAGCATTCAGGGGACCGCAAACCTGGTGAGAACGCTCGGACATCTTAATGGCGACGGGCCGTTACTGGAGCGCCTTCGCTGGAAGAATCTCAATGTACCGCAGAAAATCGCGCTTGCAGCTGTGGGAGCGGGTTATCTGCTTGGCTCGCTTAACCGCAGTGTGGCGGGGGAGGATGATGACGGGGTTAACTGGTACGACAAGGGGTCGTATCATGTGAAAGAGCGTAACCTCGTCATTATGAAATCGATGTTCGGGGGCAGGGCCGGAGAGTACTGGAGTATTCCTCTGCCTTACGGGTACAACGTTTTCTTCCTGCTCGGGCATACCTCTGAAGGTGTGGCTGCTGGTGACCTGACGGCGTCCCGTGCTGCCGGTAATGTTGTCGGTGGTATCCTGGGGGCATTCAGCCCGATTGGCAGTGAGACGTCGGAAACGCTGTCCGGGGCATTGCTGAAAAATGCAGCACCGACAATTCTGCGTCCGTTTGCGAATCTTGCCATGAACGAAAACTTCATGGGGGCGCAGATTTACCAGGAGAACATGCCGTTTGGTACACCAAAACCTGACAGCCAGCTGGGAAGACGTTCAACGCCAGAAGCGTACAAGGCGTTTGCATTCTGGCTGAATGCGTTCTCAGGTGGCAGCCAGTATCGTCCCGGCGCGGTGGATATCACACCGGAATCGCTGAAATTCTGGATTGACTATATCTCCGGAGGGACAGGGCGCTTCATTTCCAAAACCACGGATGCGGCGGTGAAATCGCTGAATGGTATTGATATACCGGAACAGCAGGTGCCCTTCCTGGGGAAAATTTCGGGTGAGGTGATGCCGTATGCAGACCAGCAGAAGATGTACGACCGGATGACAGAGGTTGCGCAGTATCACGCAGAGCTGAAGAGTCTGACCGGTGCAGAAAGAACGGCGTTCATTGACGAGAACAACGGAAAATTGTTGATGAACGGGCTTATGCAGGATACCCGGAAGAGACTGAAGGATTTGCGCAAACAGCGCGATGCCATTTATGCCGACAGTTCTCTCAGTCTGGCGCAGCAGGCGGCGATGGTGAAATCGGTAGAGCGGGATATGAAGGTTGCCGTGGATCGGTTTAACCGCGAGTACAACAAAAAAGTGGGAGTGGATTAACAGAAATGGCCCCGTACGGAAGTGCGGGGCTGATTAAGAAATAAACACACATTAACCTGTAATAACCGGAGCTATTAACATATAGTCAGAAAGAGTATTTCATGTGAGACAGAGAGCCGATTTATGTTTAATGAAGAAAAAGTTGCGCAAATGGCAGCGTATTTGCTGAAAAAGCATGGCGGATCTATGCGTTTCATTAAGCTGATGAAGCTGATGTATCTCTCTGACCGCAAAGCAATGGAGTCTTTAACCGGGAAGGGGAGAGGTTTGAATGCTCCCCACAATTCCCCGGCATCAAATCTCCATGCAGGTGAACTATTTTACCCCCAGCGGCAAATCGCAAAAACAATCAGTGCGATCGAAATGGCAGCCACTACAATTGCAAATGCTTCAGGCTAGGTCATTGGCGTACCTCCTTCGGCGGTTCTGGTAGCGGCATCCAGAACAAGGCATTCCCTAACCACGATAAAGTGCCGTCGCTCAACTCCACGTATTCCCCTTGTACCTGTCCTGCCATATACTCGCCGTGCTTTGAATAAATTAAAATCCAATCATCTTGAGCGGGCATTCGCGCACTACAGCTTATCCAACCATCCGGAGTTACCGGCACTGGCTGAGCGGTATAAAGCGGTGTTATATCTGCCCGAAAATTACATGCTTTATGCAGCCGCACCCACCGTTCGACTTCTGCTTTGTCAGGATACATACCAGTGAACGTGTTATATTCACGGTCAATTTGCGTGAAGGTTACCTTCCACGCCACCGGCTCTGCCTCAAGCGATGCCAGTGCAATTCGTGCCAGTTCTTCCGCTTCTTCTGCTGGCAGTACAACGTTGCTACCAGGTCCGTATGTTTCGCGCCACTGTTTGATTGTCAGCAGTCGCCCTTTGGTAATAGTGATCATGCCGCGTTTCCTTCTTTCTTATTAACAATCACACCGTCATATATTTCATTAAGGTGCCCTCTCAACTCCATGCGCCTTAATGCAGATAACATGTAATCGCATTCAACCTGCTTATTCCCAGTAAATGGCTTATCGTCAGGATTACCCCAACAGCAATTACCCTTGGGCCACCCATGTACTTTCCGTACTCTTCCGTTAACAACGTGAAGTAATCCCCAGCCAGGTGGTAAATCCTCAATTGAAATAATTCCCGGCTCACTAATAAAGAATCGCCAGTCGCCCATTCCAAGAGACGGATTTTTACGAAAACGCTTTTTTCTATCTGCTAACAAGTCAGCACGAGAACACTTCGCCTCTATCAGGCATGATGCTGAATTTCTGAATCCCATAGCATCTGGCTGTTCTCCGGTACTGGTTACAGCTATAAAGCGGTCATGAAAACAAACCTTGAACCCGTTGCGCTTAAGGAACTTGTACGCAATCTGACAGAGTTCGTGGTGTGTTAACGCCATATCACTCTCCTTTGATGCGAATGCCTGTTGCAATGCTGTTTATGATGCTGTCAGTGCATGGGGTAGAAAGCTGGGCATCTCCAGCAATTTTCATGACCTCAACATCTGCATATCGAATACCGAGGTGTATCAGACCGGCTATGCCTGACTTAAGCCGAGCATTTTCCATAAATAGAACTTTTGCCCGCTGTTTTTCTGCTTCAAGCTCAACGCGCAGCTTCCCTACCGTTAGCGCAATATCCTCGTTCTCCTGATCGCGGCTTTTGATGTATTGCAGGTTTCTTTCCCGTTCATCCAGCAGTGCCAGCACGGTTTCTGGTCCGGTCAGAAATTTGAAGGCGTTGAGCGCATCAATATCCACACCGTAATCTTTAAGTTCCTGTTCACTTAACAAGTCATCATCAGCTGGCAACATTAACAGGCGTTCCATTGCTGGAATTGCACGTTCCGCCACCTCACGCAGTGCCTGGTAATTAATTTCGCTCACTGGTTGCCTCCTTTGCGAAGCTGGGCAGCAAAGTCAACTAACCACTCAGTCATTTCAACCTTCCCTACCAGGTCTGAACCAGGGTGCATACAGCAATCACTCTGCGCCGCTTTGAAATCCTTATACTCATATTCTTGGGCCACCAGATTTTTTGCAGCTTCTATAGCAGCATCCACCCCCTGCGCCCGGACTTCAGCCAGGAAAGCATCAGTGGTTGGCGTTTCAGGTATCTGTCTCCTCATCCGTTCTATTGCATGATTGAACCCGAAGTCTTCCGCGAGAGATACGTCATCCATATTGTCATTGTCATCTTCAATATCCCGTGATTCTGGAATTGCAGACTTTATTCCCGCATTCTCCGCTGCCAGCGCCGCGCACTTGGCCTCAAGAGCGGCAACCACTTCCTGATGGTCTTTGTACTTAACGTATGAGCCGGAGATGTCATCACCTTCGGTGTTTAGCCATGCGTCATTGCAATTCACTGCGTAGGTTCTGATGCTCATGTTGATGCTCTCCCGCCCCTGACAGATGCCAGGCCAGTCAATAAAGTATCCGCACAATGCCTACCCTCAGACGTGCGCGCAGGATAAATGCCGTTATGACCCGGCAAAATATATGCTACCCATTCATCTTGCGTTGCCTGTTCCGCCGCCTCGCGCAGTGCCTGATAGTCAATCTTGCTCACTGGCAGCCTCCTTTGCCGGGATTTCTAACTTTTGAGTGGTTGTATCAAATTCAAACAACTTAACCACGTCATCAAACAG